CAGTGCGCACATCGGGGTCGAGATTGAGGCTCGGCTCCGATAGGCGAAGCGTCTCGAATACCTCGTCGTAGTTGGCTATGTCCTGACACGTCGCGCGCGTGTTGTAGCATTTTTTGTTGCCGGTCACACCGAGCGATGCCGTGCACGGCGCCTCGCTATACACAAGGTCGCACTTAGGCATGATGATCTCTACGTAGTTAATGCGCTCGCTCATGTAATAGCCTCGAAGCTCATGTCAATCTGCATCATCCCGTTAGCTCGCTGATTGCTCGGCTGCGGGTTGCCGGTTAGCCATACGTATCCCACCTCTGTAGGATAGCTGCCCGGGCGCCATGAGAAAAACGCTGGCCTGCGCGGACGTTGCGCTATAAACGGGTCGAGCGTCGAACGATACCAGTCGGGCGTGAGGTTCTCCATGCTCACCTGAGTCTGCCTGCCCTCGCGCCTCTGTACCTCGCCGAGATACTGCCCGCTCTCAGAATACCCTCCTACAGTCTCAACGGTGCGCCCCATCGTTACCGGCGTGTGCCCTACATATATTCGGCGCTGTAGCAGCGTCAATATCCCGACATATATAACGGCAATGCGAGGCGCCGTTGAGTTGTTGCGTATCCGGATACGCACCACGTCCGGCTCGGCCTCGTTAAAGACAAACATCGCAGCCTGACCGCTCGGCGCAAGCTGCCAATCAAACGCCACTGAGAAGCTGCTGCCTATGCCAAACTCTATGCGGATCTCCGCAGCGCCCCGCAGGTTGTGACGAGCTATGCCGAGGTAGTCGATTGGCCTGTCACTATCAATGTCTATTGTCTGCTCGGTTGCATCCTCTGCCTCCCATCCGAACGCAGTCGACGGGTTGCCGAGGTTGGTAGCGGGCGAGAACTCCGTCTCGCTCGACGCTGAGAAATCATCGGGGGCCGCGAAATTGCGCCATCCGAGCCGTGGCTTATTAGGGGATGTCTCATCTACCTGTACCAGCGTCAATGCGTCGCTAATTACGAGGCTCATGTTACCACCTTATATCCGTCGCGCTGCGCCTCACCGATACGGTCCATAAGCCCGCGCACCTGCTCGCCTGAGAACATCTGTCCGGGGTCTACCCCCTGTATCATGAGCGTGCGCTGCTGTCGCTCGCCGCCTCCATCACGAGACCCTTCTTCTCTTCCTCCGCCTGATTGACTCGGAGGAGGCACGCTTCCACCACCGCCTCCCATTGTCTGACGGCTAATAGCTGCAATCTGTGCGGCTCCACTCGCTGCAACAGCAGCGGCATTGATAAAGTTAAGCGGAGGGGCTGCGCTTGATAGCGCACGCGTGACACCCTCGGCAGTGTTGACTACAGCAGAGGCAATGCCCGCTGCTTTACGTGAGCGAAACTGCTGCTCGTCGCTAGACGCGGATGCCTCGGCGATATAACCAAACGCATCAGCGGCATTGTTGGCAATCGAGAAATACGCCTGCTGCCTCCGGCGTGCCATGCGCTCCATGCGGCGTTGCTCTTCTTTTTCCTCGCGGTCAAGTATGTCCTGACGCTCTTGCGCCGCCTGCTCCTCCATCTCTCTGATCTGGTCGTTGTACTCTTGCCGAGCCTGTCGTAGTAGCTCATGGTACTCATCGGTTTCGAGTAGGTCGCGCTCTCGCGCTTCTCGTAAAATCTCTATGCGCTCGTCTCGCTGCTCGCGCAGTGCGTCAGTTTCGCTCAGAAGAGATTGACGAAACATCTCAAGCCGGTTCTCGATTTCCTCGTCACTCGGCCCCGCTTCGAGCTTGTTAACCTCTTCTCGAAGTTGCTCGATAAATCCTATTGTGCCGTTTGACTCAGCTCGCCATGTCTGACCAATCTCAGCTACCTGCCTCGTATACCTCTCGCCAGCTGATATTACTTCCTGTATTCTTTCGCGCTCTGATATTAACCCGGCCTCTGCGAGTTCGTTTGCTACACGGCGGGATTCATCATATTCTCCGAGTATATCGTTATACTGCTGCTGAGACTCGGCCGCATCCTCCATAGCATCGATTTGATCTTGCGCCGCTTTATCGCCTTCGCGCGCCTGCTGCCACAACTCGTTATACTCACCGCTGAGTTCTGACAACTGCGCCCCAAGCTCGCCTTGCGAGTCTTCAATCCTACCTATGGATTCTTCTGCCTGCCTTGCTCGATTTTGGAATGTCGCACGCAATCGAGCGTTGCCAGCCTCTTGAGCTTGCGCTGACGCTTCGGCTGCCTCTCGCTCTAACTCGACAATCCGCTGAGCGTTTCGCTCGCGCTCTGCGACAATCGCATTTCGTGCCTCTTGTATGTCCTCAAGGGTCCTCTCTTCTCCCGCCTGTATCCCCTCAAGGACGCCCTGTGCTTCGGCAAGCTCGCGAGTCTGCCGAGTTGCCTCACCCATCGACTGCGACCACCTACCGATTGCACTCGATAAGCTCACAACGACACTTGCCACATGCTCAATAGCAGGAGCAAACGCGCTCGCTAACTGCATGCCTGCACCGCGTATCGCCGCGCTCATAGTGGAAAAATCATCGTTTATCTGCTCAATCTGGTCTGTCTGTGTCTCGTCAAGCGCAAGACCAAAGTCGTCGACTTCTCGCCGCGCTCGATCGAATGTATCAGTCGCATCATCGAGCAGCAGAAGCATTCGCTGTCCGCTGCGCCCAAACAAGTCTGATGCGATACTAGCCCGCTCCGCCTGAGAGCCAACCCCTGACAATGCATCGCCAAGCGTTTCCATTTGCTCATCAGGCGCCATGTTTTCGAGGTCTTGCGCGGTAAGTCCAATCCGCTCAAGGGCATCGGCGGCCTGTCCACTGCCGTCTGCCGCATCGCCGAGCCTGCGGTTAAGCCGTTCCATGTTGCTGGTAAGCTCGCCTGCTGACATACCAGACAACTCAGCCGCGCGCTGCATAGTGGCTAGTTCTTCGTTGGTTACGCCAAGCTGTCGAGCGAGCTTTGCCTGTTCGTCTGCGGCCTGTAGCCCTTGCCTAACTAAATGCGCCGCGTAGGCTGCCCCTGCCGCCGCCGCTGCTGCTGCAACGACTTTAGCTTTTGCCGCGACACGCCCCATACTGCGAGTCATACCGCGAGATGAGCGCTGCACACCTCGGTCGGCAGATTGCGAGGTGTTTTGCACGCCCTCGATGGATTCGGAGGCGTCCTGCATCCCACGCTGCAGGCCGGATGTATCGGCGGTTATCGTTGCCTGTATCGTTCTTGCATCGCTCATATAAGTTTAAGCAACCCCTCTACATCCTCTTCGGTCAAGTTTCGCCATACACGAGGGCCGCGATTCCCGTTCTTCCCATCGACTGCTTCGCAAACCTCTGCGACAGTCGCCGACCAAAACTCTCCAGGCGGCCAGCCCAACTGCCCTACCGCTACTCGGTAGTAACTTCGGAGGACTCCGACGCGCTCGACGTCTTTTCTTGCTCGCTCCGTTTCGCCTTTTGCGCCGCTATCTTTTTTTTTACTTCCGGCCACTTGTTGCGGTTATACCCGGCAAACATCATATTAACCGCCAGCTCACCGGCGTACACTTGGTTCCGCTCGTCAAGCATCCACTCGCCGATATCTTCGTATGTAGGCGCCTTCTCTTCGCTACCGTGCTTGATTGCGCAGTAAAAAAGCCACGTCAACACCGATACGCGAGGGCTGTCTATCTGGTCCCAAAATTGCTTTTGAGACACTCGCTGCTCCCACGCCTCGATAACTCCAAACGTGATCACAACCTCATAGAGATTGTCACATACCTCAATCTCAAACGTTGGTCGCATATATTAGCTTGCGCCCTCGGTATATTCGACAATGCCACTCGACATAAACGTGCCCGAGAATGTGACTGCTTCCTGCGTCTCTGCGCCAAGCTCGAAGTTTCCAATAAACCAATCGGCTGTCGCCTCATCGCCCCACGGGAACTCAAGGGTGTACTTAGTCAACGAGGTGTTAGGATTAAACGCTTCTCGCAGCAGGTCAAGGTTACCTGGCCTGACGATGCCTTCGGCGCTAATCTCCCAGCCGAGCTGTCCCGCTTCGCCGAGCAGCGTGCGAAACCCATCCTCGTCGTTTGTCGTAACATCAATCTCTTCGCGGTTGACGGTGATGTTTGTCGCGTTAAGGCCTGCCACCGCGTTCCCTTCAGTGTCCTTCAGCACGATCTCGCGTGCTATGTATCCGTTAATTGTCCCTGGCATTTACTCGCCTCCAATTATGGCGCGGAAATCTATCCGACCACTCCTGACTACTCCATCCGGCTCAACGGCCGGACTCCGAAAGATCATGTGCACCGTAACGACGGACCCGCCATAATCAGGCAGCACAAGCTCAGCGCGATTAAGCGCATCCTCAATATCGTCAAGCAGCTCGTTGACTGCTAAACGCCCTGCGGTGGCAGTATAACAATGTATACGCGCCTCCGCAACATAACCCATTGACTCGTAACTCTCCCAAGCTCTTAGGTCCGTATCGCCGATTACAACAAACGGATATTTCCGCCCTTGCGGTACGTGGTCGAAAACCGGCACGTCAAGCGCGGCTACAAGATGCTCGTAAAGGCCTTTTTGCAGTGACGCTCCAACCGCCATTACCATCCCCTCGATGCAAGTTCTTCGTTGAAGGCCCGCGTCAACCATGGGCGACCACCTCGCTCGGGGGCCCGTAGCTCAAGCTCGCGCGCATAGTCAAGGTTGGAAAAGACTGTTGCCGATGTTTTGTCAGTGTCTACCATTACGCTTGATGCCAACCGTCCGGTATCGCTCATAGGATATTCACCCGGCGCGGATGCGGTGTGCTCCCGGCTCGGGTCGCTCATTTGATATGTCTCTCCGCTCGCCGGGCCGCGCTGAATACCCTCGACTGCTCGGCGATGCACGCCAAAGCCAAAGCCGTGCACATCCTCTGCGACCGCGCGCGTTTGGAACTCATCGAGCGAGCTTTGAAGGTCTACGAGCGCCTGCCCTATATTATCAATGCGTACTCTTATCATTATGCCCCCGCCGTCTCAAACCCATCGGCGAATACCGCAACACCCATCTCCGCGTCAAACTCGAGCCACCTGTCACGTGCCTCGATGTTTCGCGGAGGCTCTATCCGCATCTCATGCCCGCGCCACACAATCCGGTCAGCAGCGTCGATATCATCACGGTACCGTATAACTATCCGATGAGTAATGACAGGCTCTATCCGCTCGGAGAACATCCGCTCTCTACTCGATACAGGGTTCACGAATGCGCGTACCTCCGCGTAGGTTACCCACTCGACAAGCAGGCCCCCGGCCCCGTCTGACTGCGTGTTTTTGCGCTGCAGTTTAACGCGCTCTCGGAGTTTGCTTGCGCCCATATCGCACGATTTCATAACTGCACCGCCCATACTCTGTTGTTGTCGGTCTCGATGCGACCGGCGAAACACTCGTCGACCGCCTGCACCACACCCGGGTGCGCCTCTCGGTTATAGTCATGGCCCATGAGCCACCCGCCGGGACGGACATGTGCCCGCCATGCAGCGATGTCCGCGAGCACCGCCTCGTAGCGATGGTCGGCGTCGATGAACACAAAATCGAGATTACCGGGCACATGTTGTGCTGCGGTCAATGAGTCCTCACGGACAATCACCGCGCGGTCGGAGTATCGACGTGCCACCCGCTCGGCCTTGACTCGCGCTGAATCAAAATAATCCTGTGATTTACGCGGTAGCGAGGCATGCCCTGTATACTCACTCGGAGGGTATGCCGTCCATCTATCTACCATGTATAGGGTGAGCGACGGGATGCGGGATAGCAACTCCGCACTCATAACCCCACGAAGCACACCGATCTCCGCGCCCGCTCGAGCATCCGGGCATCGGTCGAC